CCAACATCGATTCAAAGTAATCGTAGCGGGTCGTCGATAACGATGGGGGAAAACACATCTGGCTATCATGTGGCTGCTTTCGGAAGAAATTATGGAGAACAATTCTCTGTGGTACATAGCACCGACATACAGGCAGGGAAAGATGATAGCATGGCCGGTATTGAGACAACTCTTTCGTCATCACTCCGAAGCCAAGATCAACGAATCAGAATTGTCGGTTACTTTGACCAACGGGGCGACAATCTCCATCAAGGGCGCGGATAATGAGGACAGTTTACGTGGAGCAGGAATTGATAAAGTTATCCTGGATGAATATGCCTATTTCAAACCACACGTCTGGGAAGAAATTATCTTACCTATGTTAGCCACATCGCAGGGTCAAGCCATGTTTATCGGAACACCGTCTGGATATAACGCAATGTATGATTTGTACATGAAAGGGCAATCTGATCCTGATTGGAAGTCATGGAAGTTCAAGACCATTGAAGGCGGATTCGTTGAGGAAGATGAAATTAAACGGATCAAGTCTAACATGGATGGCCGCTTATATCGCCAGGAGATGGAAAGTTCATTCGAAACAACCGGCAATCGTGCAGCTTACAACTTCGACCGTGATATACACGTCAAGAAAGCACAAGATATTGCAATGAACAAGTGGATAGGGATGGACATGAACGTCGATTATATGACTGCCGTGATTGCTTGTGAATATACTGATGGAACTGTGCATTACTTCGATGAGATAAGGCAAAGTAATTCCAATACGGAATCAATGGCGAAGGCTATGCGAAAGAAATGGCCTGAAGTTATTATGATCTATCCCGACCCGGCGGGTAGTGCCAGAAGCACAACCTCACATCGTAGCGATCATACTATCCTTCGAGATTATGGCTATACAGTAAGAGCAAAAAAAGCACATCCTTCACATATAGACCGATTGAACGCATTGAACCGCAAATTGGTTGATGCTAATGGTAGTGTGGGGATGACCGTTGATCCCAAGTGTACATATCTAATCAAAGACCTTGAACAGGTACAGCGTGATAAGCGTGGCGGGATTGATAAGACTTCAGATATTGCTCTCACCCATGCACTGGATGCTTGCTCATATGTGATTTCATACAAGTGGTCCATTAATCGGAATATTGCGACATCTCAAGCATGGTAGGCTTCATCTTCGGCATCAGTCTCATGTTCAATATGGTATTTATTGGGCTGTGGATGTACGGGTGGCAATTGGATAAAAAGAATATTAGACAAATAAAAAAGAATTTACGTAACGCACAGTTGCGACCTGATTTATATAAAGATTGGATGTTCAAAGCATGATGACAGTAAACGACGTAGTCCTCCCGAATCATTCCGAGCAGATCGTCCTTGAATCTATTCGCCGGGCGCAAAAAGGATTTGAAGAAAAAGAAAATGCAGAGCGTGAAACAGCTTTGGATTTCTATTATCACACAAACGTGGATCAGCATATTGAGCAATGGTTCTCTCCTTCCACATTAGAACAAGTACCGCCTTTTCCACAGAAGATCGTGCCACGTTTCGCCCGTGCAAGGAATATGATCTACAAGAATCCACCGAAGCGCATGATAGGCGGCGAACAGGCTAACGATTATATGCAGTCCGCACATCACCTTGATACAGTCGCAAGAGAGTTCAATGAAACATCGTGGCTAACGGGGTCGATGGCGTTCCGAAGTAAGTGGGGACGTGACCAATTAGAATTTGATTTAATCCCTTACTTTAAGAAATACTTTATTGAAGGCGAGTCTCGTCCTTTTGGAGTGTCGTATGAAGTAAAAAGAGATGCAAAGAACAACCGCATTTTCGTATTCTGGTCAGAAGCAAGAGATGGTGTGCCTGGAATCCACTTGAAGTTTGACCAGGCCGGAAGAACGATTCAAGTAAATTCCGAAAATCGCAACCCGTATTCGTTACTCCCTGTGACCTTCGTTGACTATACAACAAGTGCTTCTGATGTTATAAGGGCAGCCATACAAATAGGCATAGCCAATACAGAGATAGCATTAGCAACCCGGTTCGCTTTTGGTCAGCCTGTGGCAACGGGTATTGAAGAAGCAACTCACATGAAACTTGGAATAGATCGTGTGCTGTTAATGCCGCCGGATAGTTCGTTTTCTTTTGTATCAAGTCCCGCTAATCTTGGTCAGATGATTGAGGTAAGTAAATCGTTTGCTAATCAAACCGCTATCAATAACCATCTACGAATCAAGTGGGATGAATCGGGGAATGCACCTTCGGGAGCCGCATTACGTTTATTAGAGATGGAAAATTTAGAGTCAAGAATTTCAGAAATACCTAAATGGAGGGATTGGGAACATGAAAGATATGAAGTGGATCGGGAGATTATCCGTGTACATACGGGCAAAGATATGGGTGAAAATTATGCGGTGGATTTCGCCGAAATAGAGTTTCCCCAAAGCCCGAAAGAAGAACGTGAACATTTAGAATGGATGATGGACAAAGGCTTAATGAGCCGTGAAGATTTAATCCGGCATTTCAACCCAGATATTACCGATGAAGATTTAAAGACACTTATGGACAGAGTAGATGAAAGCAAACAGGCCGAAGCAGAAGCGCAGCAACCCGTATCCGTATTGGAGCAAGTATTAGGTGGCTAAAAATGTTCATAACTACCTCAATCGTATTGACGATTTGAAACATGACATTACCGAAGATGGCGATTCAATATTAAAAATGATTGACATAGACAAACTGATTAAAAACCCTTCGGAGTATTTAGAAGCGGTGGCGGCCTTATTCCTTAAAAAGCACATAGGTAAAATCCAAAAAGGGAAACAGGCAGGAGAAAGGTTTGCCGAGGCGGTGACATGAGCGTCGTTTTAGAAAAGAATTTCAATTTAGGGAAGATTCATTTTGATCTTCACAAAGAATTAAACCGTGCCGCCGGAACCATTGTCAAAGACATTAAAAATAAAGTGGCTTCCGGGCAAAGTGTAAGCGGGGGAACGCTTAAACCATTGAAACCGGCAACCATTAAAGCCAAGCGGAAAAAAGGGAGTCCTCGCCCGAATGTGGCTTTGTACGACACGGGGAGAATGGCAGGGAGCGGTAGTAAAAAAGGCGTGGGAGGTCGTGGTGTATTTCTGTCCGACCCAGCCACGAAACAGAATCAAACGGCAACCATATCCACCGCCCAAGATCGCCAGGACATAGGAACATATCACAATGAGGGTGCGGGGAATCTGCCAAAGCGTGAATGGTTTGGCATATCCAAGAAAGCATCGAAAGACGCTTTTCGCATGATTGAATTAAGAGTGGAGCAAATGTTAAGGGATGCCTGAATTGGGAATCATCGTTAAGAACGGCTTACTTACTTCAGCTGCACAAACCACGTTGAATTTGGAAGAATTGATTAACAATATGATCGCTTCGGGTATGAGTAAAGAAGCTATCCGTAATGTACTCTTGGGTGATCTCAATTCTGCCGGGCCAATATTCGGCCATTTCAGGAATAGTGTTAAAAGCTCGGTGGCTGATGCGGTAGGTATGGCGGGGAATGGCGCAGCATTTAAGAAATTTGAAGATGTGGGTGTAAAGGTTTTCCAATGGGTTACTGCCGGATCGAACTCATGTCCTGATTGCATACCGAGGCATGGAGACAGGGGAACTATGGAATATTTTGAATTAATTGGTATCCCTAAAAGCGGATTCTCCGTTTGCGGTGGACATTGCCAATGCACATTCGTCCCGGTTTCATATAAGGGCGAGAACCTTGATAAGCCGCTTGTAAAGCAAAAGAATTAACTAACTCAAACAAGAGGTAAAAATGAGTGAACAACAAGTCGAAGTCCAAGACGTAAAACAGGACACCGCTACAACTGCAAGCGAAGAAAAGCAGCCCGTCAATCACGTGCCCTACGCACGATTTAGTGGCCTGGTAGACGAAAAAAACGCATTGAAGGTTGAACTGGACACATTCAGAAAGGATGCAAAGGAACGGGCTGAATCCCGGAAGCTGAAAGATATGGAAGCGAAGGGCGAATTTGACCAAGTGGTTGCAGCCATGAGTACCAAACTTGAAGCAGCCGAAAAGAAAGCCAATGCTTTCGATGAACTTAACGCAACAGAACGGGAGTCTTTACTCTCCGAATTGCCAGAAGAAGATCGTGCAACATACGAAGGACTCACACTAATAAATTTGAGAGTCCATGTAAAAAAAGTCTCTACGACTCCATCACCGGCTTCGGTCGATAACTCTAAACCAACATCGACGGGCGGATATGCTTCGTTTGAAGAATGGGCATCACTTGATCCATCTGGATACAAGAAAGCCAATAATCCGCAAACGTCCGGCAATATAAAGATCGGTTATGGCAACTGATATATTTAAAAAGGCTCTTGATCCAAACAATGATCTCCGTCACAAGAAAGTAGATCGTGGCGAGGACGTTGAATGTACTTATAAAGGTTCTTCCGTCTCTTATGACGACTATCTTGATATTCATGAAGAACGCGGGGAGCGAGTACAGAAGGGCAAAAAGCCAGAGAGCGTTGGTGTGTTTAGTGGGTTCGGACCGGGGACGATGAAAAAGCCGTATGATGACTAACTTTTTAATTAAATTAAAGGAGTTATAGCAATGGCTTTAACTAATACCTCAACCGCTGCCGGTGGACTCGGAAGAACCATTGGCGATGCGGTGATTGCGTTCAATCATGTGAACGTAATGTATCCTCTTGTGTCTGTAAAACAGGCTGTAAGAGGATCAAACCATGTCCAGTTTTCGGATTGGACAAAACTAACATCCGCAAATGTAAGTGCGGCAACACAGGCAACCGCTACAACTGCGATTGCGATCACGTCAGCGGCTCGTACAGCCACCATTTCAGAACACGTAATCGAATCACAAGTAAGTGATCTCGTATTAATGGGTTCCGGGGATGATGTTGTTGGACAAGCAGGACCGGCTCTCGGTAATGCCGTAGCTGCTAAATTGGATGACGATCTTGTGGAACTTGGTAAAACATTTTCACAAACTGAATGTGGTGCGGCTACATCTCTTGCACTGTCTCATATTTTTGGTATGGAAATGCCGTCTGCATAAGTGATTATGCCTATTATTATTGGAATATTAAGCGGGAAACCTAAATGCGACAGCACAGGGCAACCCGAACCGAAGGCTATTCAAAGAATGGTCAGGGGCAGAGCATAGGTGATGAAAAGATATAATTCACCCAAGAGATTCCAACAACTCATGAGAGTTGAAAAGATATGCCGATACTTGTTAGAAATGACAAGATGTAAGATAAAAAACTTACTACAACAAATGAGCATGAGACAAATGAGAGCAGCCGGTGCGCCGATGCCGTATTCATTAGTTCTTTCTCCAAAACAAGTTTGGGGATCAAAAGGGATCATATCCTTGCTACATAACTCGGCATTAGATACTGCCGGTTCAAGCACAACTGATACCGCAACCGCACGTCCTGTCGGAATGATGGGTGGAAAAGGCGAAGAAGCCTTCCAGACTGGATACGTGGGTTCAATTGCCGGATTCAATATTTATTGGTCCGACCAAATTGATGAAGATGTGGGCAGCGGCGGCGATGCAGCCGGGTTCGCATTCAGCAAAGGTGCTGTTGGTCTTGGTGTTGGTGCAGAAGGATTATTCCGCATTAGAACACAAAGGGAAGAATCTGAACGTATGACAAAGTACGTTGCAACCGGATTCTGGGGACAAGTTGAGATAAAAGACGCCTATGGTGTTTATGTTTTAAGTGACATTTCCTGATCTTAACTGATTAACGATGATGGGCGGGGTAACTCCCGCCCGTTATTAAAGGAGTAAAAATGAGTAAATATTTTAAAAAGCCAAACGGTGTGATTGTCGAATATGATGATAAGAATCACGACATTAAATCACTTCAAGACCGCTTCGAGGAATGTAATGCAGACGGAAGTAAGGTTGAGCCAAAGGCTAAAAAAGATAAAAAATAAATTTAACCTAAATGCCCATGAGACTGACCGCTCGGTAAGGCATTTTAAAGGAGAAACAATATGTCAATGAGAGAATATGGCGTTGTTGAAGCGCAGAATTTAGCAATGGGACAAGCCGGATCAATATTTGTAACCGGCACGACTGCCGTCACTTGTGGTGCGGGATCGGGTGTCTTTGTGGCAATCCAATTCATTGAGGATACGGTATTCGCTTCTGGAAGCGGGGGACTAATCGCAGAAACGGAACAACTATTCCCAGACGATACAGGGACGGGTACGCTGATTGATGCGAATGGCGGTGCTGCGATAGATGGCGAAACATTTCCCCAGGGGATGACGATCTACGGCAGATTCACAGGATTTACATTAGCATCGGGTGCGTGTCTCGCATACGTCGGCTGATGTTAAAGTTAGGATTAAAATTCGTTTGTATTCCAAGTCAGACAGCACGTTTGGTTCGGGATTTATGGCGAAGTATAAATGACACTTGGACGAGAGAAGAACGCAAGTGGCAAAACATTGTTTAAATTTAAGGAGATATTAAAATGGCAGCTTTAGGCTCACAATCAATCGCCAGTTCATACGAACAAATTTTACAAGTTGACCGTGATGGCGGCGGAGACACAACAACACACGTCAGCGTAAAGGACGGCGATAACGATACGACTTTCGCACTTACTCTGGCAACAGATGCGGTGATGATAACGTCAGACAACCGATTAGAGTTTGGTGACGACGGAACTTATATACATCAAAGCGCAAACGGCGTACTTGATCTGGTTTCTGATACAGAAATAGAAATAAACGCAACCACAATCGATATAAATGGTGCGGTGGATATATCTGGCAATACACAATTAAGCGGAACGGTAACAGTCGGTGTAGATGGTACAGGTAAAGACGTTAAGTTTTTCGGCGATACTGCCACTAATGGCTATATGCTTTGGGATGAATCAACAGATGATTTAATACTGGGTACATCATCTAAATTAGGCATAGGAACGGCGACTCCAGATTCTAACGTTGAATTATCTGCGGCCTCGGCATGTGCGTTGAAGATTACATCAATAGATGCTACTGGTTCGAGTTTACTATTAGAACGAGGAACTGGCGGTAGTGGATCAAGGGGAATCCACGCCGAAGGTGGTAGTCTAAAATTTAGTTATTCAGGTAATGAATTTTCAAGCAGAACAGACCACATGTTAATCGATGAACCAGGCGCAGTTACTAAACCACTCCAACCCGCATTTTTGGCAAGACCGGCATCATCGCAAGATGATATTGCTGTCGGTTCCTCTGTTGATATTGTATTTGGGACTGAAGTATTCGACCAGGGTGCTGATTTTGCGAGTAATACCTTTACTGCACCGGTTGCAGGAAGGTATCAAATAAACGCCTCCATAGCCCTCAACGCTGTTGATTCAGCATCAAGTTACTATTCAGTAAGATTACTCGCATCAAATAGGACTGTCGATCATATCGTTGATCCTGATTATGGTCAAGATGCAGTTTATTTAACTATTAATGCTAATGTATTAATGGATATGGATGCGAGTGATACTGTTAAGCTGCAAATAATACAAGGTTCTGGAACTCAACAAACCGATATAGCAACAGATTCAACATTTAGCGGATTTCTCGCTTGTTAGGCGAAACAACCTATTTTAAATGAAATAATAACAAGGGAATAAAATGGATATAACAAAAAGAACCTTAACAACTACCGAAGAATCGGTATTGAAAAACGACTTACTCGATGTACAAGATTGGGTAACGAAAGCGATTGATGGCAAAGCCAGTAAATGCAAGAAACGAATGATTGCTGAATGGCTACCAAAGCTATACGCTGATGATTCAGTTGATTCAATTCCGGCTTCGGAAGATGAAATCGTGGCGATGATTGTGGCAAGAGACGATTATGAAGATCGTGCCGCAAGAGACGCGGGATAATCAAAATGGGAGGCAAACAATTTGAACAAAGGCTTGAGCAACTGAAAGCAGAAAAGGAACAGTTGAATATGAGACAGGCAGAAATGAATTTCTTGATTAGCGGTTACGAAACTGCGATGAAAGCAGAAAAGGAAAAAGAAGAAAAGGATGAACAAACCACAGATTGATGAATACCGTTTGGACATAGTGGATCGGTTGGCACGTATAGAATCGACGTTGGCAGTAGTCCACAGAGATTCACATGACACGAAACTTGAGATCCAGATGCAGAATAGCCGGGTACGAAAACTGGAAGGCGGGATGGCATCCATTCAAGGGATATTCTCCGTCGTGAGCATCATATTTGGTGGGTTCATCGCATACTTATTTAAAGGGAGATAATATGAGTGATTGGTTTAATTGGACGAATTTCTTTTACCTGGCGGGATTAATCCTTGCGGGCGGAGCCACGTTTGTGGGTTTGAGATACAAGAAGTTAGTCGATGAAATAAAAGAAGTGTTCAAGGTTTTACAGGAAGCCTATGAAGATGGGAAATTGGATAAAGACGAGCAGAAGAAGATTATGAAAGAGATTCTTGACGTTTTCTCGGCTCTCTTAAAGATCGCATGGAAATAAATGCCGAAGTTCGGACAAAGATCAATGCGCCGGTTAAAGGGTGTGGATGCAAGGCTTGTTTCTGTTCTCAAGGAAGTGGTGAAACATTACGACATAACCATTTTGGAGGGGATGCGGACCAAAGACCGTCAGAAGGAACTCGTGGCGAAAGGGGCATCAAAGACCATGAAGTCGAAGCATCTGGAAGGGATGGCTGCTGATGTGTCCCCATATCCCATTCCCGAATGGAAAGATGTGAGTGAATTTATCTTTATGGCCGGGAGAATATGCCAGGAAGCCGATCGCTTGGGTGTGCCGGTACGATGGGGTGGTGATTGGGATCGGGATGACCGAACCGCAGATAATAAATTCAATGATTATGTCCATTTTGAGGTATATGACAAATGAATCTCGGTGAAACAATCCAGAAGATCAAAAACAAGGCTCAATATATCGACCTCACAGTTTTGTATGAGAATCCCGAAGCCTATTATAATGAGATTGTTGAGATTATCCACATCATAAAAGACATGGATGAACCAACACGAATTAATTTAAATGATTTAAAGAATAAGGTGAATCAAGCATGACAACTTACGAAGCCACCTATTGCAACACGAATACGGATCTGCAATTTATTGAGCCGAATATAAACAACTATAATTTAAGGCGGGTATTGCCCGGTGATTGGGTGGCATCCGGCACGACTAATTTATATTATCTTTATTCGGCGGGATATGTAACGCAACTATTTTACAACGGTGAAGAAATGACTTCGGTCACAGACACGCCAAACGCCAATAAAGAATTTAACTACGCAACAGGAACCGGATTATTGAGTTTCTTTTATACAAGTTCATCTACATCGCTTTTGAATAGTGCGGTGATCGAGTCCGGGCGTGATTGGTTGGAAACGAAACAAGAAAGCGTTCGTAAAGCGAGCGACTTATGTCGCAATGTTTTACCTGTTCCGATTTATCCACGCAAAGGTGTTGGAATGGCGAGTGCTTCATCCGCTTCCACAGGTTCAGACTGGCCGGAGATCATTGTCAGAAGCACGGCGATTATCGCTTGTGCTGATCTCATCCGTCCTTATGATAAAGAAAAAGGTGACGAATTAATGGCAATGGCTATGAATCCAGAAGGTACGGGATACCTTGACATGGTTCGTACCGGCCAGATCGCTCTTTCCCAGGATGAAGGATTGGCAAAACATTCTGGAATTATACGTGAAATTTCAATCAACGCAAGTTCCACCGGAAGCATAATTGATGTGCGAGGAACTCCGGGCGTGGATTGGGATGTGATAAAAATTGTTATTAGTACGGCGGGAACTTTTACTTCGGGATCTGCTTCGGGTGTGAAATACGATACCTATGTGGCAGACGATACAGGCTTGAAAATTAGCAAGTCAAGCGATGCGGAAACAATCGATGGCGGATACCAAAGCGTAGGTCATGGAATGCAAGTCCGATTCTCTCCCGGTGTTTATACAATTAATGATGAATGGGAATTAGAAGTGTCCGGTATAGTTGATTCAAGAACAATGGCTATTAAATACGCAACGGCGGAAAGAGTTTAATGGCAACACTTAAATCGCCACGTTGGAATGAGAATTACAATCTTTGGTCCGCTGAATCCAATACATTTAATTATGGTTCAGGCGACACGGATGGATATGAGAATATTGTCTGGCACAGAATTATAGATCCGCTTCATTCTATTATCGCTGATGAATTTAAAGTGCCGGTCTATTTTGATGAGCATAAAGGGAATCAATCGTTTATGATTACACCTTCAGAAGATAATCTTGTGGGACTATTGGCGGGAAATGCGGGACAGGAACGGGAACACGTCATTGAGATCACCTATCAATTGAAGTCCGGCGGACAGTATGGCGAAAGCAGTTTTAAGAAAGTGTCAAATATCTCGGAACACTTAAAAAGACTTTTACAGAATAACGCCTATAAATCCGATGCCTGGTTTAATGGACAATGCACCGGTGTTGAATATGCAAGGGATGAGGACGATCCATCAATACTGACTTCTGCAATCACTTTTGAAGCAAACACATTAGAGATATATGTATAAAGCCAAGTCATCTTATAAAAAATTAAAAGACAGCGAAAATTTTAATCATTTTGGTTCGCCTGTCAAACACTACAAACTAATAAATGATGAAGAAATTAATGTAACTGATCTGCCTAAAGAGTTGGAAAAGCACTTGATTAAGGTAGAGGAAAAGAAAAAAGGAGTAAATAATGGCTGAAACTAATTTTCAGGCACAATCAAATATATCGCTACTGTTCGCCCAAGATTCAAGCACAACCGCTTTAGGAACGGCACACGATGCGACTGATAATTGGGTAGCCTTGCCCGTTATTTCCTTTTCCATGCCATACGACTCTGCGACGTTAGATGTCGGACCACAACGGAGCGGGACGCACGTTCAGCTTGAAAATCAAATGCGACATCGCCGGGACTTGAATACCTGGACGTTTGATGTCTCTTTCAAGGGAACACCAACCGCAGTTCTGGCCGTATGCCAATGGGCGTTTGGTGATGGTGCGAGTTCAGCTGATTTTGCTGGGACGGTTGGAATCGGAAATGGGACAAGTAATTCATCAATCATGAAACACGGAACGGTTTACGCTAATCACACAACCGTTGTTTTTTCAAATGCCGGTTCGGATGCAACTGCAAATGATATTGTTGTGAAAGGCTGTATCGTTCAATCTTTTACAATAAAAGAAGCGGTTGGTTCAGATGCAGGACAGTTGATTTGCGATGCAACATTCTGGACGGCATACGCGCCTTCGGAAGCAGCCAACACGATTACGGCAGATGTAACCGATACGGCAGCACCGAAATCAATCTTCTCAAAAAGCGCGACCACACTCAATGCAGAAGCTCTTGTATTGGATTCTTGGGATATGACTTGTTCGCGATCGCTTGAACGGATTTCCTCACAGGATTATTCAAGTTATCTTCCCTTTGGATACAACCAAACATCACCCTGGGAAGTTACCGGAACACTATCGGCAAAGCGTGATGACTCTGTTTATGATGCTTTAAGTGTACTACAGGGCGCAAGTGCCGGTGTGAATATCTCAATAGATGAATCCTCTGGGTTTACTTTAGATATTCCCGATGCAATGGTGGATGCTTCTTCGATTAACGATGGTGGGTCACACTTATTTCAGACGATTCCTTTCAGAGCAACGGCAGCAACGCCAACGGCTAACGTCTGGACATTGGCAATATCATAACAATTAGGGAGGTCTAATGATTGTAAAAGTTGGAAAGAAAGATTGGGACATAAATGATTGCACATACGCTGAACGGCGGGAGTTACATAAACTCAATGCGAAAGTATGGTGGGATTCGGGGAAGATGGATGTTTTGTCATATTACGATGTTCTTGAAAAGGTGGGGGTAATCGCCGGACTTGGTGAAAACGACTTCAAGGATATGGATATGGCTAAAGTCGATGAGGTTCTTCAAGCGGTTTTCTTGGAATACTTGGGGATTGAAAAAACGGCAAAAAAGTGAAATTCCGGGGGTTGAGCCTTGCGGTCTGGTGTTGGCAAATTGGCTTCCCAGAACCGCGTGACATATATAGAAGCCTCCCCTATACGGTGGCGAAACTCCCGGTTACTTATAAACACGATCCGGTGCGAGTGCAGACAGTTGATGATATATGGAACATAATAGATGAAATATGTGAACCAAGCAAAGACTTTACAGATGGTCAAATCTTGTATCATTCCGTTCCGTTCTTCGCAGACTGCAACCAAATTATCGAACCCTGGATGATGGAAATGATCAACGAATATACTTATGTGACTCGCTTTAACATTTCATTGGGTGAACTCGATAATGTTTCAGCGCACCGATTGGATTGTTTTTCAATTATAGATCGAGAAATAAACGCTTGTATGCAAGAAAAAGTAAAGAAAGATAATGGCTGATAAACGATTAAATATTAAAGTCCGCACTCAAGGGGCGAAGCGAGCCAAGAAAGACCTAAAGGGCGTTGAAAGCGGAATAGCTAAAATGGGCAAAGCCGCCGCCATTGCCGCAGCTGCATTTTTTGGTGCTAAAAAATTAATCGCTGGCCTTCAAAAGACAGTCGATTTAGCTGCAAGATTAGAGGGTGTTGAAACAGGGTTTATCAATCTATCGAAAGCCGCAGGGTTTTCGGCACAGACCTTTAATAAACTCCAAAAGGCAACAGACGGAACGGTGGACGCTATTGGTCTTATGACGCAGGCGAATAATGCAATGCTTCTTGGAATATTTGAATCTGAAGATCAGATGTCCAATATGTTCGACACGGCACAGAGGTTGGCGCGAGCGCTTGGTAAAGACGCTGTGTTTGGAATTGAATCTTTGGTGACTGGTATGGGTAGGCAATCAAAACTCATGTTAGACAATCTTGGAATCATGATAAAAACCGAAGATGCTTATAAAGAATTTGCTAAAAATCTTGGCGTATCTGTCTCTGAATTAACCGATTTACAGCGCAAACAGGCTTTCGTAAATGCCACTATAAAAGAAGCAAATAAACTTGTTTCAACTTTAGGAGAAGAACAACTAACAACTGCGGATTCGATGAAACGCATGGAAGCATCAACCGAAAAGCTACAGACGGCCATCGGTAAAAAACTTGCACCTTTGATGAAAATATTGGCTGACGATACTGCAAGGGTTGCTGATAATATGACTCGGTTATTAGAGGGAATTGAAGAAGAAGCCTCGATTGAGATCCAAACAGAGAATCTTATTAAGCGTGCTGAAGCCTTGAGGATCGTCACGTCGGCTTCAAAAGAAGCTATTAAAATAAATGATCAATTTTTTGAGACTTTTTCCAAAGGTGTTTCAGAGGAAAATCTTGTAAAGTCCGATGAAGAAAGAAAGGCTCAACTGGCTTCTTTAGAAAGCCAAATTGCAGCAAATATTTTGATTATTGCCGAAAAATTTAAATTAAAAAATGTCATTACTGATATAAAACGTGATGAAGGTATTGTTCTTGAAACACTTAAAGAAGTCGCTGTTCCAACTCAAAAAATGGCGAGAGGACACGAACAAGCTGCAAAATGGGCTTCCCAAACATCTATTGCATTGGCAACCTCTGCATTATCTGGAGACAACGTTAGCGAATCATTAAAACGTGCTGTCATTCAATTAATGATTATGGTGGTACAAGCTAAACTTTATGACCATTTTATGACTTCTGCTACTGGCGGATTAAATAAAATTAGTTCGGGAATAGTGAATTTCCTTTTTGGTGCATCACCCACACAAGTCGCGCCTTCCGCTTCCTCGGCTGCGGGTTCAAAGATTGTCATCAATAATAACATATCAGGATTTGGGACCATTGATTCAAACTTCGCTTCGAACAGTCTCATTCCTGCCATAAATAAAGCGATCTCGACAGGACAGGCGAGGATTGGCTAAATGCTCACATTCGATAGTGCGCTTACCAACGCCCTTAAAAACTCAAACACCACAGCGTTTTGGGTTCTTAAATTATATTACAACGATGAATCGGCTTTTATTGGTGTAAGTGACCGCCATCGCCACGATGGTTCTGATATATATTATGGATTGGTTGCATCCTGGGGAACACACCGCCAAACATTAGACTTTTTTAACTTCACTACCTCAATCGGCAATATGAGCGTTACGCTTATCAACACCGACAAGTCCATCCAGGGCAAACGATTCTCCGATCTTCTTGCTGATAATAACTTTGCAAACCGCAAATGGGAATTGTTTTTAAACACAAACGAAACTTCCACACTTGATACGGCAGCCCGCATGATTGCATCGGGTGTTATCTCTGGTGAAATTAATTATGATAATAACAATACGACTCTAACGCTTTTCGATAATACAACCCGGTTTCATAAAAAAATTCCTGCGAATACAGTTAGTTCTTCCACATATCCAAACGCAGGTTCAAACAATACCGGCAAACCGATTCCAATGGCTTTTGGAGATTTTTCCGTAGATAGTAATGCGCCTACAAGCACAACGGAATTTGATAGGCATTTTACAAAAGGGAAATTTCCCGCCATTATATCCGATGAATGGGATGCCGCAAACGCAAGAGTGGAAGCCCTTGTTGATCAGCAAACTATTCACACACTTAATAACAAAAATATATATGGATATAAAAGTGGATTATATTTCCCCGTAGATGATGCCAACGCCACCGAATCGGAAACCGGACCGGCAAATGTTAGTTATAGGGGAAATGTTTGGTATGTGTATCTACCCTTAAAGCCTGACTTTACATACGAGTCGGGAAATTACGAAAATGAGTTTGATGGTGATTTTACAACAACAGGTAGTTTACTCACGGCAACTTCGGGCAATCTTGTATCAAGAGGGTACAGAATCCCTAAAATATCAAAACTTGGTACATACACATCCATAAATTTTATGATTCGGTTTAACTACCAAAAGACTACACCTAACCCTGGGCTGTATGTTTCAAACAATGCGGGCGATAGGGACCTTGCGGTTACTTGGGATGGGACAGATCAATTAGTAAATATATCAGGCCTTTATTCACCCGACCAGACAACAAATTGGGATTTTGAAAGTGAGATATATTTCGATTTATCTCATACGGCAGGATCAGGAACCACAGAATTTAGCGTAAACCAACTCGGGGTTGAAATAGGATTTATTCCTACCACGGATAAAACATATACACAAGAGATTCAAGAAACATACGAAAAGACTATCCCCGGAGGAATGGGCGGATATGCGGTAAGAACGCAATTTGACAGAGAAAGTGAGGGCGGTGAATATGCGGAAACAACAACAATTTTATCAAGGACCATAACAAAACTCACGCCATCAATTACTGATTATATTTATTGTTCTGGAAAAGGTCGGAAATACGGTGCTTGGATAGATACAGTAAACTCCGGCACAAGAAATTCGCAGAATGGAAGTGCGAATGATCCCGGTTATGCACAAAACGATCTAATTGAGAATCCGGTTTATATGATTGAGGATATTTTAAGAACTGAATTATCTCTCGATTCATCAACGACAGGGGCGGATATTGATATTACCTCGTTTGATTATTCCGGCAATACAACAAACGGATATTTGGGAGATATATACGAGGATGCCGTCGGTGATGTGAAGTTCGCCTTTTCACAATATAAATTCATCAACTCTAAAGATATGATTGAAAGACTTGGAAGGCTTTGCTTCTCTTATGTATTTATCGGTGGAGATAGGAAGTTCAAGATCAAGACGTTAAGGCGTACCGATGATTATTCTTCCGCCGACCAGACCGTTGATTTTTACGATATTGATTTAGGAAAGGTCGGGAAAACATCGCTTGGAACGGTTAAAAATTCCATTCTAATTAAATACGATCACGACTACGGGGCAAAACAAAATAAAGCAGAAGCCACCGCAACCGATTCCACAAGTGCGGGAACAACGGTAAGCGGATTTAATCAAACGATGAAACTCGAAATGGATGCCAATGAAATACTTGATTCAACAACGGCATCGGCTTTGGCTTCGGCATATTTAGAGATTATGAAAGACAGGCACGACACGGTGAATTTCAGTTGTGTCCGTCCGAAGTACAATCACCTTGAAATTGGTGACATAATAAATTTTAGTAATTGGCCGGAAGACTTAAAAATTTACGGTCAAACGATGGGCGGATCGTGGGATTCCACCACCGACACTTTTTCTTCGGTTACAACAACCTGGGATAATATGGCGGCGGGTTATTTCATCGTTCAAGACATTTCAAAAACAGTCACAGGCTGTTCAATTAAAGCAGTAAAGGTAAGCTGATGGCAAACATGAACATTGGGACACCAAGATTTTATACAGACCAAATAAGTTATTTAATGTCAAGGGGAGTGGCACAAGATGGAAATTTTGATGTAATCACCGGCTCGAACCTAATCGGGATACAAACAGGATCAGAAGCGGAACTGTTTGATATGCGCCCATTAAATAAGGTGGATTTTGATACAAAATCGGCGACCGGAGATCATGTCCTTATTAATATAGACACGCAAAGCACATCCACTAAAAAGTCATTCGTGGCAATTCTAAATCATAATTGTAATTCTGCGGATGCAAAAATTAGGATTCGTGGAAGCGATACCGAATCACACGTAAACGTCGCAGATATGGCAAGTGCCAATTATCCAACCTTAAAGGAAATTGTGAACGGGGACGACGTTAGCACATCTATTGTGACTCCGGACACCGATGGCTCCACTATTGTATCGTGGACAGGAGGAGAGCAAACGTATAGATATTGGGGAATCCAATTTGAAGGCAATTCTTCAAATACATTCAGTTCAACCGATCTATTTGTAGGCTGTATAATGATCGGGGAATATTACGATATGCCACACGCCCCGGATCTAAATATCACTCGGATGATTTCATATAACAGAATGAACGACTTACAGGAATCTTATGGCGGTCAGCGATTCAGCAATCTAAAGTCTTTTGGCAGAACGGCGGGAAGCACATCTAAAAGTCCTTTTACGACGGGTTCTAATGGATATGATTCTTATGGTGGCCGGATTATTTACGACATGAGTTTCAGCTTTCTGGATTCCACCAATCTTATGCCGGATGAATATGATATTGTTGCAGCGGATGATAGCTTTGTGGCCGACGTTTGGACAATGACATCTGGCAACCATATTCCCTTTATTTTTTCTATTGATAAAGATTCAGAAGGCGACAATTCGGAATCTGAACACCTGTTTTGCCGGTTCGCAAATAATTCTTTAGATATGGCGCAAGCGGCCCCGAATGTTTTCAATATAAAATTGACCGTTGAAGAAGAATGGTGATGAAAGCAATCGGGTTTTTTATTATCGGTGTTTTGTGTGGACTTACCATATCTGAATTAATGAAAGATGCCAAGCCTGTAGATAGAATTGTCATTCACGGCGGTTACAGGTTGCGATATGATTATCCACATTATTATAGGGGCGGATATGATTACTATTACCGACCTTTAGAATATCGTGGTGGTGTACGTCGCCAGGTTAATACAAAAAACGATGAAGGCAGACGTGGTGGAAATGTGGAGCAAGGTGAGACACATTTCGAGGTAAGACAGGTAAACGACAGGAAAAAGAATTAATGAGTATAATATTACTCACATGAGTAGAATGTTACTCACATGAGCATTGAGGTGGAGAAGTGAAAAAGTTATATACGACCATTTTAGTCTTATTAATGATTTCAAATGGAACAAGAGTGAGAAATAAACCATGATGAAGGTCTATGCCGAGTATGGCGCAATCGGTGTCATTTGTAGTTTATTCGCATACATGATCTTGAATTTAATCAAGAGTCAAAAAGACCAGACCGATGATTTAGACCAGATACGCCAGGCCATTGCCAAGATGGAATCCACTATAGAAAACGTGGAAGGCATTGTCATAAAACTTATTGAAAGATGGAACCGGTCCGATGAAACATCCCAAAGGCATCGTGAAGATATTGTAAAAGAATTAAACGATGTGACAGATGACCTCTCATATTTGAAGGGCAGAATCAATAGCAAGCAATAGACCGCCGGTGTTTTGTACTAATTTTGTACTATATTTGTAATATAATAAT